TGACGAGAAGGCATTTGCTCGTGTAGAAGAAGCGTAGGAGGTAATTTATGTACGTTTATAAACACAAAGAGACTGAAGTAGAAATCTTAACAGAAAGTCAACTTTCGGGAGATTGGGAGCTTGTAGAAGAAGTTAAAGCCCCTACTAAAAAAACTAAGTCAGAGGAATCTGACGAAGAATAGAGGTGTACTATGAATGCACTTGAACCATTTGCTACTGTTGAAGATTTAGACACTTTGTGGAGAAATGTTGAAGACCATGAAATAGGACGTTCTGAGGAGCTTTTAAAAACAGTTTCTCATGTTCTACGTGTTGAAGCTAAGAAAGTCAATAAAGATTTAGATTTACTGGTTAAAGAAGACGAAAGTTATTCTTATTTAGTAAAATCAGTCGTTGTTGACATTGTAGCAAGAACCCTCATGACTTCAACAAATCAAGAGCCTATGACCCAATATTCTGAGTCGGCTCTTGGTTACTCTGTTTCAGGTTCGTTTCTAGTACCTGGAGGAGGGTTATTCATAAAAGATAGCGAATTGAAACGTTTAGGATTTAAAAAACAACGATACGGTGTAATAGAATTCTATGACTATACTTAAGGGAATAGAAATAATTTTGGTGGATAAAGTAGAAAATGGAGTTGATGAATTCAACCATCCTATTTTTGTTGATAAAGAAATAGTTGTGAAAAATGTGTTAGTAGCACCTGTAAAAACTGAAGACGTTCTAAATATAGTCAATTTAATTGGTAAAAGGGCTGAATACCAGCTAGGAATACCTAAGGGAGATACAAACACTTGGGAAAATAGAGAAGTTGTATTTTTCGGTAAAAAGTGGAGAACCATAGGTATTCCTCAAGAAGGTATTGAATCGATGATTCCGTTAAGTTGGAATAGAAAGATTATGGTAGAACGATATGAGTAAAAAATTTGAATTAAACTATAATGGTGTAGCAGAACTGATGAAGAGTCCAGCTATGATTGAAGTACTGAGAGATAAGGCTAGAGGTATTCAAGAAGCAGCAGGAGACGGATATGAAGTCAGTTCATACGTAGGGAAAAGCAGGGCGAACGTGAGTGTTAAAACTAAGACAAAAAAAGCTATTAGAGATAACAACAAAAATAATACTCTACTAAAGGCGATGAGATAATGATAGAACTCATCGTTAAAGAATATCTATCAAAATTGCTAGATATACCTATCGTTTTTGAACATCAAAAAAACTTACCTAAACAATTCGTTGTAATTCAAAAAACAAGTGGAAAAAGAGAAAACTTTTTAAATTCTTCAACAATAGCAATTCAATGTTATGGAGCTTCATTATTTGAAGCTGCTAAATTAAACGAAAAAATAAAAAATCTAATGTACGACTTGATATCTGTAGATGAAGTCTCAAAAGTTAGTTTAAACAGTGATTACAATCACACTGATTTAGAAACAAAAGAATACAGATATCAAGCAGTATTTGATATTCATCATTATTAATAAAAAAGGAGAAAAAACATGGCGGACGTAACAAAAGTAACATCGGCAAAACCTAAAATTGGTGGAGCTATTTATTCTGCACCATTTGGAACATTACTTCCAACTGATGCGACTGCAACGTTAAATCCTGCGTTTAAAGCGTTAGGATATATTTCAGAAGATGGACTGACTAACGAAAATACAGCAAGTACTGAGAATATAAAAGCGTGGGGAGGAGATATCGTTGATACTGTGCAAACAGAAAAAACTGATAAATTCACTTACACTTTAATTGAATCATTAAATATTGACGTATTAAAAGAAATTTACGGTAAAGATAACGTAAGTGGAGACGTAGATACTGGAATTACAATTAAAGCGAATACTAAAGAATTAGTGCAACACTCAGTTGTAATTGAAATGGTGTTAAAAGGTGGTATCCTTAAACGTATTGTAATTCCTAACGGTAAAATCGGGGAAGTAGGAGAAATCAAATATACTGATTCTGAAATGGTCGGTTTTGAAACTACTTTAAATGCATTCCCTGATTCAGAAGGAAATACACACTATGAATATATCAAAAAGAAATAAAGATAGGAGATAAGTAGATGAAAAAATTAACAGGTGTCACTAAGTCGGGATTTACTTATTCGATTTTAGAGAAAAATGTAAGAAACTATGAATTAGTAGAAGCATTAGGAGAGTTGGAAACAAATCCTCTTGCATTACCTCGTGTAATGAATCTATTACTAGGTAAAGAACAAGCTCAAAAATTAAAGGATCATTTGAGAGATGAAGACGGTGTTGTAGATACTGAACAAATCACATCAGAACTTAAAAATATTTTTGAATCTCAAAAACGATTAAAAAACTAGTAATCCTTGCTAGTATGTTGAGTACTGATGAAGATGCTGTAATTTGTGATTTAGCTGAAACTTATCAAATATATGATTACAAAGATATGCCACCAGATAAGGTGGCTATTTTTTGTAATGGTTTGAGAGAAGATTCTAGAATCAAAATGAAAATGACAGGCCAAAAAGTAAAGTTAGATACCATGTTATTAGCTTCTACGGTTGACAAATTAAGTCTACTAGTGTGGACGAAAACAAAAGACGGTCAAAAGGGAAGAAATAAACCTACGTCACTTGTTGAAAGTATCAATAAACCTGTTAAGGTTAAGGAAGAATTAGTATTCACAACTGGTGAGGAATTCGAAAGAGTAAGAAATAAAATATTGAGGGAAGGAGGATAATATGGCAACAAATTTAGGTAAAGCGTATGTTCAAATTATGCCTTCCGCTAAAGGGATATCGGGAATGATATCAAAAGAATTAGACGGAGAAGTTTCAAGTGCTGGAAAGAGTGCTGGAAATAGTCTAGTTTCAACAATTAAAAGTGCGGTAGTTGCAGCTGGAATAGGTAAGTTATTTGCATCTTCACTTATGGAAGGTGGGAAACTTCAACAGTCTTTAGGTGGTGTGGAAACACTATTTAAAAACAACGCTAATATGGTTAAGCAGTATGCTAATGAAGCTTACAAAACTACAGGATTATCTGCTAACGCTTATATGGAGACTGTAACAGGTTTTAGTGCCAGTTTACTTCAATCTTTAGGCGGAGACACAGCAAAAGCAGCTAAAGTAGCAAATACTGCCATGGTTGATATGGCGGATAACTCAAATAAGATGGGTACATCGATGGAGCTTATCCAAAACGCTTATCAAGGATTCGCAAAACAAAACTATACGATGCTGGATAACTTAAAACTAGGATACGGTGGTACTAAGCAAGAAATGCAACGTTTGTTAGCTGATGCACAGAAATTGACAGGTGTTAAGTATGATATTAACAATCTATCAGATGTGTATGAAGCTATTCACGTAATTCAAAAGGAATTAGATATCACAGGTACTACTGCTAAAGAAGCATCAACAACGCTACAGGGTTCATTCGCTTCTATGAAAGCAGCATTTATGAACTTGCTAGGCAATTTGTCGTTGGGAAATGATATTAAACCAGCTTTACAACAATTAGCAAGTACTACAATGACTTTCCTTGTAGGAAACTTCCTACCTATGGTTGGTAATATTTTAAAAGGTTTACCAACTCTCGTGATAGGTGCATTCTCTGGACTGGCTGAACAGTTACGGGGAGTGTTTGGAGATGAAGTGGTAAATAAAATTCAAGGATATTTAACGCAAGTTTCAGGTGCTGTAGAATCATTTATGAATGTGCTAACAGGTTCAATCTCTAAGCAAGAAGGTATTGATTTGATGAAAGCATTAGGAATTAATGAGGGGACAGCTGATTCTATCGCTAGTATCGCTGAGAATATCAGAACCGCTTTTCAAAATATTTGGGAAGCGATTAAAAATGTAACGGCAATTGTAGGAGAATTTGTCGGAGATCTATTGGGAATTAATGAAGCTGAAAGTAGTGTTAGTGGTGTAGGTTTAGCATTTGAACTTTTAAGTGATGTTGTGAAAAAAGCATCAGAATGGATTAAAGATTTTACATCATTCTTAAGAGAAAATGAGGTAGCTTTAGGACTGGTGAAAATTGCATTAAGTGCTATTTTAGGTAGATTTATAGCATTGAGTATAATCGGGCCTATTACAGCTTTAATCAACGGCTTTCAAACAGCTATCACTGCTGCAAGGACTGCAATGGCAATATTTAACGCTGTTATGATTTTAAGTCCAATGACAGCACTTGTTGCTGGAATAACAGCCGCAGTCGCTGCTTTAGTATGGTTTTTCACTAAGACTGAAACGGGGAAAGCTATATGGCAAGGATTTGTTGGTTTCATAAAACAAGCATGGAATGGAGTAGTAGAATTCTTTAGTGGTATATGGAGTGGAATTACAACAGGAGCAACGATGTTGTGGACAGGAATTCAAGCAGTTTGGGCTGTTGCTGTAGAAGAAATAAAAGCCTTATGGCAAGGTGTAACAGAATTCTTCTCTACGTTGTGGACTGGAATTCAAACTACAGCTAGTACAGCTTGGACTTTCATTACAACATCTATTACTGCCATTGTTCAACCTTTTATTGATGCTTTCTTAAATGGTTGGGAAATCTTGAAAACTGGACTAACAGCTGTTTGGGAAGGTGTCAAAATGGTAATTCAAGGTGCTTGGGAATTTATCAAAGCTATTGTGATGGGAGCGGTGCTAATTGTTATCGATTTAGTAACAGGGAACTTCACAAAACTTAAAGAAGACTTACAGCTTATTTGGGAAGCGATAAAAAACGCTATTCAAATGGTTTGGGAAGGTATAAAAACTGTTGTAATGGCGATAGTTACTACTTTTATAGCTTTATTAAAACAAGCTTGGGAAGACTTTAAAACAGGGTTAATACAAATCTGGAATTTCTTATCAACTACAGCATCAACTATATGGAATACACTTAAAACAGCGGTGACAACAATTGTAACTGGACTAGTTAACGGAATTAAAGCGTTGTGGGAAGGGTTCAAATCTTTCTTTACAACGTTAATAAACACTGTGCAAAGCATAGCAGTGAACACGTGGAATTCTATTAAGTCAAGTGTAACTAGCATTATTCAGGGACTTGTTAATGCTGCGGAGAGCGCTTGGAACACTTTTAGAAATGGTGTTCAAAGTTTAGTAGACAAAGTAAGAAATATATTTGATTCAATAAGAAATATTGATTTATGGGGTGCTGGAAAAGCTATCATGGATGGATTTTTTAGAGGATTGAAATCTGTTTGGGGAAGTATTAAAAGTTTTGTCGGAGATATTGCTGGATGGATTCGCGACCATAAAGGACCTATTGAAGTCGATAGAAAATTACTTATTCCTGCTGGTACTGCTATCATGGAAAGTTTAGATGAAGGACTTACAGATAAGTTTGAATCAGTTAAAAAAACAGTTAGTGGAATGGCTGGAGATATTAACAAAGCATTCACAAGTGAAATGACAGATTTTGAAGTAGGTGCGAATGTTTCTAAAAACTTACAAATTGATGATATGAGTAAAGCGGACTTCTCTGTGGGAGATAAGGATAATGATGTGATTAAAGCATTAGAAATTGTTCAAGACTTGTTGAAAGAAATTTCAAATAAAGATTTTAATACTTATTTAGATGGTGAAGTAATGGCTAAAAACTCATACGATAGACAAATGACCTTTGTTAGAAGGGAGGGAATTTAATGGTTAAGATTAACAATGTAATTTTACCCCCTAAAGACTATGTGTTAGTTGATGGCGGAGAGATTCAAGTAGCAAAAAAACGTGTAACAGAAGAAAGTGAAATATACGGTGCTAATGGTACTTACGTGGTTCATGACGGTGCTTATAAGAGTCAAGAACGTGTCTTGAAATTCTCTGCTGTTAACTTTGCTAAAGTTGTTGAATTGAGTAATTTATTCAATGATTTTGACAACGAAATAGAGTTTGACTACTTGAAATTGTCAAGATACTATGCTGATTTGATTGATATTACTTATAGCAAAAATGGTAAGTCAAGATGGATTGTTAACGTTAAATTGAGATTTAATCCGTTCAGATATACTACTGAAAATACTGAGACTAAGCTTACGACAAGAGGAACTATTAACAACATTGGTAATGTTTTTTCAGAACCTATCATTGAAATAGAAGGTGGCGGAGAAGTGAGTTTAACGATAGGTGTTCAGTCTATGTTTTTAAATTTAGATAGTAAAGCTATCATTGATTGTCGACATAGAAAACAAAACGTATACGACAAAAATAACGTTGTGAAAAATTCAATTCGTAAAAAGGGTGGTTTTTTCGAGATACCACCTGGATTACAAGGTGTAGCAACTAATGGAAATGTTACTAGTATAAAAATAAAAGGTAATTGGAGGTGGAGAATATGATCTATTTGAAAGAGGGGAAAACCCCTCTTAATTTTGCTTATAATGATGAAATAATACAAGAAGGGAACAGTAAATATCAATTAAGTTTCAAATTTCCTACTAATAATCCATTGTGGGAGGAGTTAGTGGAAGAAACACTATTACTCGCTGATGACTTACACGGAGAACAGGAATTCATCATTTTTGAAGTAGAAAAACATCACGCTTATATTACTGTTTATGCTAATCAGGTAGCTACATTGTTAAATAATTACTCTATCACGGAATTAAGTGTAAATAATGCTAGTGGAGATAGAGTAATGAGAAGTCTTGTGAGTAGCATTATTCGTGAACACAAGTTTACATTCTCTTCTGATATAGCAAACACTCATAGTTTGAATTTAAAGAATGTGACAGTAGCAAATGCATTATTTAAGGATAAACACTCTATAATAGGTCAATGGGGTGGAGATTTAATCAGAGATAAGTATGATATTAGATTACTAAGTAACGGTGGAAGTAACAAAGAAGCCTTATTCATGTATAAAAAAAATCTAAAATCTTATCAACAAAAGAAATCTATAAAAGACTTAAGAACAAGAATTCATTTTACTAAAACTATTAACTCTCAAAAAGAGGGTGAGAAAGACAAAGTAATTGCTGTTACTGTAGATAGTCCGTTGATTAATAAATATAAGAACATCTACGAAGGAAATCTAGATGTAAGTGATCAAGATGTAGTAGATGAAGCAACACTGCGAAAATACGGTGAACAATACTTTAAAACTACCTTATGTGATGTGATTGAGGAAAGCATAGAAATTGACGTTGTTGGTATTCCAGATGTACCTGTTGGGATATTCGACACCGTGACAATATTTCATGAGAAATTCAATCTAGATGTTAAGAAGAAAATTACAAAATATACCTACTCTCCTATGGGACGTAAGCTAAAAACTATCGGCTTTGGTAAAATTCAATCTAATTTAGGAACTACACTAGCAACCATGGTTGACAATGCTATAGATGAAAAAGCTGAAACTATGCTTGATGCATTTAAAATTCAGAAGAATTTAGCACAGTTACTGAAACTTGATAGAAAAGGTATTGAAGATAAACTTGTTGAATTAGAAGAAAAATCAAAGAGTGCTTTAGAAGTCAAAAAAGCCTTATTTGAAGCTGATGGTACTATTCCTGATGTTGTTAAAGCTAAGATACTTGATGCAGTAGAAGGAGATATAGGACGATTAAAAACCATAATCACTGAGGCTGAATTAATTAAGGCAATTCAAGCAAAATTAAATTATGCTGATATCAAAAATGCACTTATTGACAAAGCTTTTATTAATCAAATTATAAGTGATGAAAAATTCACTCAACAAT